GGTGCGGTGGGCCCTCCATCACGGGAGGAGCTTGTCCCGGCCCAGTAGAGGGAGTCCCTGGGGGCGGGCCCACCGCACCGCCCATAGTCTGCGCCATCTGTCTGGCTTTGGCAAACAGCAGTGACAGCAGCTCTCCGAGGTACAGCTGTGCCAGGTCGTCCCGGCCCTGCTTGACGGCGGCCTGGTACAGGGACCATATCCCTGCCTCGGGCAGCATCCTCTCCCCTATCTGCTCCTTGACGGCGTCCTCTATCTGGTCGGAGTCCTGGATACCCAGGATATTGTCCCGTATCCACAGGTCCGGCAGCAGTGGTGTCTGTCCCTCACGAGCTATCTGGGCCATGCCGTAGCGGGACATGTCGTCCTCGGGCAGGTTGGTGACGAGCTTTATCTCGGGGTCACCGCCTTCTCGTATCCTCTCCGGGGTGATCTCCTCGGAGAAGTACATCCTGTTGTTGTCCCTGCCGGTCAGCTCCATCGTCTCGAAGGAGCCTGCCTGGTACTGGTCGCAGAGCAGGTTGGCTATCTGCTTATATGCTCTCTGCATGGCTGCGACGCGGGGCACCAGCACGGACTCGACGCCCTGACGCAGGGTGTTGATGGCGAACCCGGACAGCTGGAAGGGTATCTCCCCGTAGACCGTGTGGGGTATGGAGCCTCTCTGCATCTCTCCCGAGACCAGTCCCATGAAGGCCCCGGACTCTCGCGCCATCTCCAGGAGGCCGAGGGGTTCCACGTCCTCTCCCTGTCCCAGGGATATCTCGGTGCCTTCCTGGTAGGGGTCTTCCTCGAGGGTCTTGGTTCCGTCTCTGGACCTGACCTTGAGCCCTTGCTTCTTGGCCCGTGCGGTCAGCTCCAGCATGACGGACATCATCATGTTGTGTTTCTCGTACAGCTCCCGGGTGGACTTGTAGACCGACTCCCCGTAGTCTTCGAGGGTGTCCTCTATGGAGGACCACTCCAGTGACTGCACCAGGGGTGCGGAGCCGACGGCGCCCATGAATATGGGCACCTGCCCTTCGGCGCCGTGGGGGGTGCGTCTCTTGATGAATCGGCCGGGTATGACGACGGTGTTGTACTCGGTGTCGTAGTAGTCGTATACGTTCACCCCGTCCACGTCGGTACGTTCGTCCCCGAGCCTGACCCCGTACTGTGCCTCGATCTCGTCCTGGGTCTTCTTGATCCGATAGCAAGCCCACTCCAGGCCGTCGGCGCCGACTCCCCAGTGGGTGTGCATGGGATCCCAGGGCGTGATGTCCACGGTGGTGTGGTTATCGCCGTTCTTGGTGAGGAGGGCCCTGCCGGCGTACCACCCCCTGACGGTGATGTACCAGGCCATCTGGTCCTTGAGGGAGGGAACGAGGCTCCTCGAGAGCCGCTCGTCGGCGGACCGCAGGACCCCGATGATGAAGCGTTCCTTGTCGTTGTTGATGTCCCGGTTGTTCCTGGGGTTGCCGTTGGGCGGGATGCGTATGATCATGTCCGCGGCGGTGAGCCACGACACTATCTTGTCGGCATAGGTCTGGGGCTCGTTGGACGTGTAGCTCTGGTACCCGTCGCCCGCCTCGTAGGGTTCCAGGGTATAGAGTCTGTGGTCTGCGTCCATGCGGTCCCGCAGGGTATTGGTGGAGTCGTGGTGAGCCTCTACCTTGTCGATGATGTCTTCGGGTTTCAGACGGGCCATGTCAGTGCCTTCTCACCTTTATGATATCCCTGCTATTGACTATCCCGTAACCGAACCGACTGACGAGGCCGTATATGACGGCCTTGATGCCGTGGTTGTTCTTGTCCTCGGGGGTGTCGCCCACTATGTTGCCCTCCCGGTCCGCCTTCCAGCGGTATGCGCGGGTCTGGCCGTCGAAGGGGCTGGGGACGACCCCGAACTCGGACAGGACCCCGGTGCAGTCGGGGTTGAACACGATACCGGACCGACTGGTGATCGGGTCGGTCTTCATGAACCCCTTGAGTCTCTCGGTGCCCTCGTTGATGCGTATCTTCTGTGCATCGAGGTATATGCCGGTCTGGTCCAACCACATCTCTGCGGGGGCCGACATGGCCTGGTGCTGGTAGCCCGCGATGTCTATGGTGCCCGAGTGGACATCGGGCCACCACGGTTTGTTGGTGACGGCGGTTATGATCTCCTCGGTGGTCAGGCCCCGTTCGTATATCTCGTCGAACACGCATATCTGTCCGTTGATCTCCTGCACTGCCTCCACGGCATAGGCCCCGGCGTAGCCCGGGTCCATCCACAGATATACCGGCTCCCCTCTGACGTAGCTGACCTCCGGGTCTATGTGGAGGTCTGCCCGGAACTCCCCGAACACGAGTCCCGCGGGCGGGCAGGGGATGCCCTGGATGCGTTCCATGAAGAACTCATCGGAGGCCATCGTCTTGAGGCGCAGTATCTCGGGGTCACGGGCCCCTTCGGGGTACAGGTAGCTGTTGGAGTAGGACGGCAGGGAGAAGGACCTCTCGTCGTCCTTACCGGCCTGCCAGGAGGAGAACAGCTGTGGGTACCATCCGAGGGAGCCCTCGAAGGTCCCTGACAAGAACAGCCAGCCCCTCTTCGGCGCCACTCGGGAGCGGAGTCGGTGATAGGAGTCCAGGTCGAGCTGACTCGCCTCACATCCGAGGATACCGTCAGGGGCCCTCATGGCGAGGGTGCGTGGGTCCTTGGCGGACTTGGTCTCTATGCGGGTGCCGTCGGCGAGTATGATACGGCCGGGGTCCACCCTCTTGGACACCTCCGACAGCACTCCGAGGGATGCGAAGTCCTCCACGAGGTAGTCGAACTCGGCCCGGGTACGTTCGTAGTCGGCGGCTACCAGCCAGTAGAGTCCCGCGCCCTCTGACTCCAGGAATCGCGACACGAGGTACTTGGACGCCACCATCGACTTACCAGCCTGCTCCCCTCCCGCCACCAACACGAACCTCTTCCGCGAAGAGAGAATAGCCGCCTGGAGCGGCGTGGGCATGAACTCCAGTCGCGAGAAGATGTAGTCATTTATGGACGGGGAGTCAGCCGGGGGCCCCGTCTCTGTCAGGCTTGGACTTCTTGGCAAGTATCCGCTCTGCTTCCTCGACGGCGCTGTCCTGACTCTCGTCGCGCTCCCGGGTCCTGGACTTCTTGTTCTCCTTCTCCCACTTCCTCCACGCCTCGATCATCTCCTTGCCGCCGCCCTCCACCGCGTAACCGGTCCGGCGGTACTTCTCGGGCCAGTGGGCGTTGAGCAACGCTATCAGCAGCACCGGGTTGTCCCCCGGCTTCTGCTCCTTCACCCTGGAGACCGCCAGGTCCTGCAACGACTCGACGAAGTCCTCCCTGGCGGAGGCGTACCTCTCCCTGAAGCCGTGCACGTCGTTCCTGTTCCACCTCGACACAGCCTCCCGGCTGATGCCAACGGCCTCTCCCGCCGCCCTCACAGAGCCCAGCAGTATGAACGCGGCCAGGAATGCGTCCTGACGAGCGATCATCTTCTTGGTGGACCATCCAGAAGTCTCTTTGTCAGTGTCCCTACTCGCTCTCATGTATCCTACTCATCCTCCCAACTCCCATCCTGATGGCGATCCGACCCACCCTCTGTCGCGTCACCCCGAACCGTCTACCCACCTTCGTGTAGCTGCTCTCGGGCTCCATCAACACCGTGCGGGCGATGTCCACCGACTTGCCGGTCATCCTACCCCTACCCCGGAACACATCCCGGTCACTATTATAAGGCAATTCGGTACCGCCTACCTCCATGAACTGCCCCAAACGTACCCCAGGAACCCGTTAACTGTCAAATACCGTACCGGTCGATACTCCGAAGCGCCGCGTGGTCACCACTAGAAAAGGTCTGTATTTTACTGTCATTACTGACATGCTGTCACAAGAACCCCAGGAGGCCGGTGCCACTGGGGTTGATGGCCATGACAGTGATCGTGACAGTGATGTCGGTAGTGACAGTGAAATACACGACTTATCTGATGAGAAGGTCCTCTTGCGATGCGGATTAAGCGGATTGGCGGATTAGGACTGCTTCCACTGCGTGGTCTCCTCATGTACCGTCCAACGGTAACAACGGTAACAACATGGCCTCCACCCCGTGGTGATGCGCTGGAGGCGGTTTTGCCCATCGGTAACAAATCTGCCCCAGAAACAGTGTCGCCACCCCTATCGGTAACAGCGTCCACGTGGTCGTCATGCGGTGCAGAGCTCTTGTTACCGATGTTACCGATAAAGAGCGACCCTGAATCACACCGCGTCAAACGCCATCACCGTCTGCGACATCCGCTGGGCCGCGATCTCGCAATACCGCTCCTCAATCTCAATGCCGATAGCCCTACGCCC